CTCGTGCACAGTTCTTTTCACCAACCATTTTGCAAAGTAAATTCATATAAGTCGATTTACCTGTACCGCCTTCACCTAAAAAAATAAAAAACTTTGCAAACATATTTTTCTTAAGTAAGCAATAACCTGCAACCTGATATAAGAAGTTTATCTTTGTAATATCGCCATTGGTGATTTCCTTCATAAACTGGTCAATGCGAGGCGAATAAGGTGGGTCATTGTCATACTCAAATGGAATAAAAATTGTATTAAGTTCCGTTTTGTTTGGTGTCTCAAGCTCACCACTTATAAAGTTAAGTATACCATTTTTACAAGCAATTTTGTACCACTCTTTATCAAACAGTTCTGCAGGTTGCTGTGTCTTAACTTTAACAAATTCAAGAATTTCAATTCGCTGTCCGTGACTTAAGTTTGTACTTATTGTTTGATGAATAAGCTGTTCAAGTTCAATATCAGAAATTGGCTCATAATAAATACCTGTAAACTTATAAAAGTTAGAACCTCTTGATATAATATCAAACTGACTAATCAGATCATCTGCATATTTGTTTAATATATTTTGTTTTTCAACTTTATCTTCTTTCTTTTCTTTGGTACGAAGAACTGTTTTAAATAACTCATTATTTGGAATTGCAATTTGAAACAAGTTTTCGTTAATAATACGAATACTCTTTTCAATTTCTTGTGGCGTAAGTTTATGTACTTGCTCCAATCTGCTACGCCATTTCCAAAGTGCATCGTTACGACCATCACCGTCAACCATACCAATGAAGCTCGGTGTAGTATCTTTGAGTAATGGTTTAAGAAAGTAAGGTATATCTTCAACACTATCACCCCAATGTCCCCAAGCTCTGTGAGGGTCATTGCAAGGTAATATAATGTAGCCACTTTCATTTGCACGCGTATCAATAACAATATTAAGTGCACATTTAGAATGACTATCCGTTTTAATTGTTTCACTTTCATCTTTTAATAAAAAGTGAGTGCCACGACTTGTATAATTATAAGAGTAATTAACTTCAAATTTATTAAGAAGCTGCTCTAATTTTTCAGCAGACATAGGGTCATCTTCATTGTCTACGTCAACCACGACATAACCTTTAGGAATAACCCAACCGATACGATAACCTTCTTCTACTTTTTGTTCAGCTTGCTCATAATTAAGTGGGTTAGATTTCCATTTATTAAGTGCGGCTTTATTATCTTTCCCACTATCATAAGGTATACCAGTCCATTGTTCTGCATTATACTTAGGAATAAGTACATACTTACTATCTGGATAAATTCTATTAAGTCTTGCAAGATTTTCGTCCATTATACTTCTCCTTTAATCGCATAAAATAACTGTGATAAAGTTTGTTTTCTATCTACTGCATTCCAAATCTTATTTTCGATACTACCATCGCTTATAAGAACTGTAATATTTACTTGCTCTTTCTGACCCATACGATATACTCTGTGAAGCATTTGGTCAAAATTGATAAACGAATAGTCCATTGTATAAAAAATAAGATTCGCGCATTGTTGTAAGTTAAAAGATTCTGATTGAGAACATTGTAATAACAATATATTAGCTTTACCTGCTTTGAACTCACCAACATTATTTGTATAAGTTTTATTTATTTTATTCATAAGACTACAAAGTTGGTTATAATCTTCGGCATATCGATATACAATAACAGAATTATCTTTTAAGTTATCTTGCAACCAATCATGCTTTAAGTTCTTACCATCAAGTTTAAAAGTTCTCTTTTCTTCGTCATACTCATCCGTTATATATACAAACCCATTTGCAAGCTGCTGCAATTTACAAATAGCAGTTAACTTATTTAAAGTAGTTTCATAATCACTCATTTGTAATACACCTTGCTCAACTTGCAAATATTCTTTGCTCGGTGTAAAAGGAATTTTTACAACATTGATATTAAGCTCCGGCATATTGTCGGATTCGTCATAATCTTTGCGCTGTGAATACATTGCAACATTCTTTTCAAAACCGCCTCTGTACTTTTCGTTAATTGCAGTAGGAGTTTTAATTGCAATACCTCTTACAAATTTTGTATCAACGTCGCAACAAGTATTTACAAATAAGGTATAAGAAATATCACCCCAACCTGAAACATTCATATTGTGGAACTGACAATAAATATCAACGTCACTATTACCACGAGGCGTACCTGTTAAACCAAATACATATTCACACTTCTTTGTAAGTTGATATACAAGTTTAGAGATTTTTGTATTATGAGCTTTAATGTGATGACACTCATCGATAATAATTACGTCCCACAAAGTTTTTAAAAGTGTAGGCTTAACTTTATCTTGCACTGCTTTTGTGAAAGACATATACTCAGTTTGTTTAGGCATAATTTTCTGAGGCTCAATATCAACAAGCCACATCATTTTAATTGCTGCTGCAGTCGATAAAACAAGAACTTTAATATCACGTTTCTTTGCAGCCTCGATTTCTCTAACTGCTTTAACTACTGGATAAGTTTTGCCTTTACCGGGTTTATAAAACAAACATGCGTGTTTACGCTCTAATAAAAAGTTACAGCCGTACTCTTGATACGGCCGTTCGTTTTTTAAATACTCATTGTAATTCATCTTGTCTTACCACCTTAAATTTTAACATAAGTGCTTCGATTACAAGTGGGTCATCAATTGCAAACCATAACCCTTTTGACCTCATAATCTTGCGACCTACAATTTGTTGTGCATCGCTCACCTCACCAAGATGACCATCACGTTTCATTTCTATTCCAAGAAAGATACCAAGTGTTGCGTCCTTGCCATAAATCTCTTCAAGAGTTCCAAGCTTTACAGGAACACAAGCAGTTAAGTCAGGTCTACCTTTTTCTGTGAAAGCACTTTGTGCATTTTTATAAACATAACACCCATATTTACGGAGTATGTCCATTGTTTTCTTTTGCACTTTACTTTCTCTTTCTGTTTGCATAAGTTACCTCCTTCAATAAATTTGGTGGAAGGTAGTGGAGTTGCACCACTAAATTACTGTGCCTTCCATATAGACGGTGATTTCTCACCGCCTTGAGGTAACTTATTCTTCTTCGGTATCTTCGTAAGTTGTAATTTTGTACGACTTCGTTGGAACAATTTCAGTCTGGAACGTGCCATCATCAAGAGGCGTCTTAACTTCCTTGTTATACACGTCTTCAACAACTGTACCGATGAACTTCTTTCCAATGAGGTCGTTATGAATAGTCATATAATCACACTGGAAATTATTGATTTTCTCAATCGTATTCAAATGTAAGCATGCTTTGATAAGATTATTGTAAGACCATCTTGCTTTAGGTACAAGGGACTTGTAAATAGTTGTCGTACCTTCAGGTGCTTTAACGGTAAGTACTACCATCGGGTCACCTTTCGAGCTGTCTTTGATTTCAGCATTTTCTACGGTAAATACAAATTTACCAGCCTGGTTAAGAAACTGTCCACCTTCATAATCACTAAACTTTTCAATCATAATATTTTACTCCTTTGCCTCTTCGGCGTTTTCATTTTCTGTTTTATTTTCTTCGGGAACTAATACGTTAGCTGCGATTAAATGTCCCGCTTTAATCATAGCTTGCCATTTGTCATAAGTAAAGTTTTCAACAAACTCACCTTGCTCCAAATACATATCTCTTGTGCCTGTATCAATCAATGGATGAGGTCCTACGTAAGTAAGGAACTTAACTGTACGTTCACCTTTGTCATTGATGATTGTTTTACGACAACAATAGAAAATATTCGAAGCATCTTTCATAAACTTCTTGCCAGTTTGAATAGTTAAATCAGGCACAATTCTGATTTCTTTGTTCAAACCACTTGTTTCAGTTACCTCTTGTTCTCTCGTGTGAGTTATCCACACAATTTTGGTACCTGTTTCGCCAGAGAAACGTTTCATATTGTCCTTCAAATTAAGAACCATTCTGCCAACGTCGCCCCATTCTTGCTGAGAAAGTGGAACACCCTTTTTCTTAAGTTCGAGATAAGCTTTGTAATCATCTTGTAATGCACCAACGGTATCAACTACAATTGTTTTAAACTTATCTGCATCCGGCTTTCGAAGCTCAGCTAACAATTTTGCAAGTTTTTCGCAAGACGTTTCTTTAATAACGCCGCCAATAGGTAAGTCGTTATTGATGTTCTTAACTTTAATTAAGCCTTTCTCAACGTCCTGCCTATAACGCATCATCAAAACTCGTCCACCACCGTCATTGCCAATCGATACATAAAGCATCGGTTTTGGATAACTGCCTGCAATTAAAGTTTTGCCGCTCTTCGGATTACCCATATAGAAATCTATATCGTGGGTAATAAAGCTGTCATACTGCATTTTGTTACCTCCTTGTATTAGTCTGATTTATAAATGAAATGACCTCAATCATTTTGTTTTTCTGCCAATTGTATCTAAGCACTGGAACATTTTCGAACTGCTCAATCAGTGCAATATATTGCCGATACAAAAATTTAATTTGTCTACTGTCTTCTTCCTTAGTTATGTTATCTTCACCTCTTGCCATTGCATCTTGAAACTGTGTACCAGTCTCGCAAAGAATAATTTTGCAATATTTAAGAAGAGAAAATATTTCACCGAGTCCAAGTCGTGGCTTCTTCTTATCATAAATACGATATATAAGTTCTGATAAAAAGCTTCTATCAAGAACTACATTTTGCTCAGCATAAATACTTTGTAAGGCAAGTCGTTCATAATACTCGAACTGATGCCTATTTTGTAATGCTGCAGGTTTTGCAATCTTGAAATTAAACTTTCTAAGAGTTTCTACAAGAGTCGATTTACCAGAACCATCGCCACCCTCTACAAGAATTAACATTTATTCTCCTTATACAATTTTGAAAAATCTTTATGAAGTATATCATCAGGTGTGTCATTAAAGTTAATTGGTTTATGGCAACTCATAGAACCTTCTTTACAGAAACTTGTCATACAAAAACAACCTGTCGTATCTCCGCTAAAAATCTGTGGCGCTAACTTATATAACTCATTCCATATAAGAAGCATAACATATCGCGTTTCTGCTGTATTACGTCTACAAATTCTTTGTGCAATCATATGTTTCCATTGAAATGGAGTAGCACTGATTATAAGAACATTACGCAAACCTTGAGGCGCAACATAACCGGCAGAGTCATTATCGACACCACAAGCTTTTTGAAGACTTGCATACATATCCATTGCTTCTTTACATTGTGCTTTATAAGGCTCTTCAAATTCAGTATCTATAATTTCATAAGGTACTGCAACGTCACTGTTATCAGAAAAGTCACTATACTGCAAACTACCTGACATAAATTTTACATTTTCTTGATGCCGAGTAATTTGTGCAAGAAACCGGCGAGATGCACCGAACACAACAACATTGATTTTTGTGAAATGAAGAAGCGTCGGATGAGGTAACTCATTGAGTTTCGCAATCAATTTCGATGATGCAGGCGTGTTATATAAGTTATTGAAATCTTCTAAGTCTTTAATGTTGTGACTATGTTGCGTTAATCTTGCACCAATTGCCATCATTTTGATTGTATCTTCAATAATGTTTGGGTTAAGTATTTCAACTTTAATGTTTTTCATCAGTGCCTCCAAAACAAGAATCACTCCTGCGACCTTCTCTTTTACAAGGAACATTGCGAATTGTTTTAATCGGCACAATTACAAGCTGACAAAATGCTTCATCTTCTTTGTATACAATATCTTCATCAGAAGCGTTATATACAATAGCATGTACCGGACCCTCATAATAAGAGTCAATCGGACAAGATTGAACCATCAAACCTTTCTTTGCTGCACTTGTTCTTGCAACAAGATAACCCATGCATTCCGGTGCGGGTGTACAAATTGCTCCAAGGTCTACGATTGTCATTTTGTGAGATTTAAAAACAACTTGTTCTGACAAAATAATATCCGCACCGGCGTCTTCCATATAACCTTTCTTAAGACTTGTCTTCATTTTCTTCCTCCAATTCTTTGTACTGAACATCAAACGTGTATTTCTGAATTTGTTCGATGAAATCAGTTGGTGTCTTAATAACCTTGTCGCGAACCAAACATTTGATAAATGCTGAAATACCAAATGCAGCTTCTGCAAGATTACTACCCGCTGGTAACTTAACTTCATAAGTGCCTTTGTTTTCATCAAAACTAATGGCAATTATTAAGCGTTTATTGTCCATACTTTCTTGTTCCATAAAGTACCTCCTTAATTTTTCGTCTATATATAATATATACGAATTTTTTAAAATTATTTCACTCTAAATTATTCTCACCGATTTTTAATATATAATATCAATCAATTATAATAGAGCCTGATAAAATATCTTATAAATATAATCGATATGATTATTATATATTAAAATCAATGATACAGTTACTTAAAACTTAAATTCCAAAAACTTTCTCGATGCAAGATAGTCGCACAAATGAACCATCTGTTCTTCGAGTGTTTTAGGTTTAGGCAATACATAATGACTTCTATTGCTTTCAGTCCATTCACCCATGTGAGATGCAATACAATTTGCAATAACACATTTGTGCTCATCATCTAAGCGCTCACTAACTTTCTCAGCGGCAAGAAGTGGATGCTCATGAATACTGTACGGGTTATACTTGCCATCTTTTTCTTCACCATGCTTAAACGTATCATGCAGCATAAGTGCTACAATGATATTGTCTTTGTCAACGTCATCAAAAATACCGTTGTACTGGTCAAGATTGATGATAGCAGCCGCGATTCTTACTGCTGCACAGGTATGTCTCAGCAAGCCTTCTTCACCAAGTGCATACTGAGGATGATATTTACCTGTACTCGATGCTTGCACATGCCAGAAGTATTTAGGTACAGTATCTACAAAATACTTCAGTACTGCATTTCGCAGGTGTTCATTCTTGATGATGCTGAAACTTACACCATAAGATGCAAAATGCATTTCAACAGCATCGGTGTCAGAGATAGAGGTTTCGTTTACAATAATTTCGTCCATAGTCAGGACCTCCTTTAATAAATACTTATATCGTTTTTGTCTGTTCTTACTTTCTTAAGTCTCGGGAATCTTAATGAGTAGCTATTAGTTCCACGAGCAGATTTGTTTTGGCTTATATCAAAGTACTCAACTTCTACAATTTTACCAATAATATCATTTGGATGCATATACCATTGACAACGCTGCTCATCACTTATACCAGTACCTACATTAGCACTAATACAATCACCATTTGGTAACTGTGCAACGCATAACATAGAGCCAAGAGCTGCTTCATATTTGCTTGTGCCTTCAAATACGTCACTCACTCTCATATCCATTGTCTTACTTTTCTTATATTTAAGTAATGCGTTTGTACGTTTATGCTCGTAAGTTGCCTGCGGTCTGTTAATCATAAGTCCTTCAGCACCACAATTTGTAACCAAATCACAAAGTTGGTCAACAGCTTTAGGGTTGTCGCCGCTCCAAAGGATAGGCAAGATACGTACGGTGTCTGATTTAAGATACATTTTAATTGTATCAAGCAAAGCTCTACGCTTATAATAAGGCTCATCGATTTGCACATCAAAGATATTATAAATTAAGCCGGTCTGAATACCTTTTCTATTCATAATACCTGATGCTTTACTAAACAAACTTGTGTACAAAGGTTTAATATTACTGCTGCCTTTGATATAATTATATAATTGAACACTGTTCTGCGTCTGCTCAGCACTTAATACTTCTCCGTCATAAACGTATTCCTTAGGAAGTCCACTCATATCAAAATCGTAATTAAGTTTTTGCTTACCATTACGGCTTAGATATATCCATTGCTGCCCATCGTGGTACGCAATACACCGATTACCATCAAGCTTTTCAGTTACATATAACGAACCGTATGCTCCAAGAATACCATCCCATTTCTTTGCAAGCATCGGTGCGGTAGCATCTTTAGACAATAACGAGTTACCAATACCTAAACGCAATTCACGGTTAACAAGTTGCTTTACAAAATACTGTTTCACACGGCATTTACTCATATAATAACTTGTAACAACGTTACTTAAATCATTACGCTTAAGCGGTTCCCACAATGGTGCAAGATATTCGCGTAACGTCATATTCATTTGCTCTTCTGTAGGCTGTACATTATTGATTGGTCCGTACGTATACGTATAACCAAGTTTGTGCTTGCCTGCAAGTATATCAAGAATAAAATTAAAATCGTCTTTCAATTCTGCAGGTATACTCGCTACAATTTCTCGTTTTTCATTAAGCGAAGGTGTTATTGATAAATTATTGCAAATATAATCAAGCTTATCTAATCGTTGAGTTAAAACCATGGTGCATCCTCCTCATCCGTATCATCCCACATATTTTCAGGAACTGTATTATCAAATGTAATTCTTGCAGCAAGTTCATCAGGAACTTCTTTACGAGATACCCACTTTATCCACTTGTTACAGTTATTACAATACTTTCCAATATGCGGACCTACTTCGCGATATTCCATTATATAGCACCCACAGTTTGGACATGCTTTAATACTTTTTGCAACACCAAGAATGTTAATCATAAGTAACTCCTTTTGTTTTTATATGTGTTATATACATACTCTGCATCTACTGCGTCAAGTATATCTTTATTTACTTTTTCATCAGGCGTAGCGATAAACAATTTAATCATAACTCTTAGATATGCTGCGAGCTGACCTTTATTGTTATCGCCTTTTAAACGTTTAAGCTTTTCCATTGCTGCTTTCTTATCGCTATCTTCTAAGTAGAAATTAAATAACTGTTTCATTATACCTCCTCACTCCAAACCTGAGCTAACCAAGGTTTACAAGTATTTTTGTATTCACAACCTTTGCAAGAGTAACTATCGAATTTTCTCAAAAAAGGTAAATTCTTTGCCTTAAACATATCAATTGTCTTTGCTGTATCAAATAACTCTCTTATGATATGCTCATAAATTTCTAAGTCAAGATACTGTTTCGACAAATACGCAGCTTTATTCAATGCAAATGAGTTATAAGCTTCTTCATAATAGCCACCTGCTTTGCAATTATAATACGGGTCATCACCATGCACTGCTTCAACTGCTGCTTTATACATTTCTGCCGAACAGTTCTGAGCTTTCGACCGAGACAACGTACCATTTTTCAATAGCGCAGGCATCTCAAACATTTGTTTTGGAATATCAATATAACCATACTGAATATTCTGAAGTGGAATATCGTACAATATATGCACGAACAATGCATACAAAGGAAGTTGACTGTTATTATCAAAGTCCTCTTGACTCTTACGAGCTGAACTAAATTTGTAGTCCAAGATAATTGCAGACGTTTTACTATGAATAAGCAAGTCGATGATGCCTACAAAAGGTTGGTCGATACCATACTCACCAAGTTGTTTAAGCTGGTCCACAGTTAATTGCAACTTAAGTTCTCGTTCAATCTCATAAGAACCATCGCCTATGCCTGAAGCTTTATCATAGTCGCTTAACTCTTTGCAACATTCTTTTTCGTACTGTACAACTTGTTTAATAGCTGCTTTAAAGTACAAGTCCCAAGAGTTAATATTGAATGCTGACTTTAACTCAGGGTATAATACTTCACTCGGAATGACTTTGTAATAATCATCTGGGTTAATTACTCCGTCATCACTATCATCTCGTAACTTACCCGCGTTGTACAATACTTCATGAGCCATCGTACCAAAGGTAAGGTGCGGACTGATAGTTGCTGGCTGATTATGCAAGATATAATTTTGGTTATATTTTTGCATACAACTTGCAAAACAATTAAGACTACTGTTTGAATGCGACATTATTTACTTCCTCCAATGTTGCGGTATATTTTTTCCAAACTGGTTGATTTATATCAAAACGCATTTTGCTGAGCATCGACCACATACCATCAGTATATAAAAATATAACAGTATCTGCTTGCTCAATAACTGCTGTCACGTTACCGTGCGTTTCCCACTCTTCAAAGTCTTTATCAAAAACTTTAACTGTTGCTACTTTGAGTATTGTTTTCATTGCTTGTCTCCTTCTCTTCATAATCATAACAAAACGCGCCTTTGCCACTTAAACGTTTCTCAACCTCAGTGCATTGCTTACAAAATTTACAAGTCTTGCATGTGTGCTTCATTGAATTCAAACTCCTCCAACAATTTTAATAAACGTTCGTAAGACGTTACAAAAGTTTTGATTACTGGAGCATGTACTCCTACCTCTTTATGTTTCACAAAGTAAAGGAAATCTGTAATTGCTTGATGTCTGATTACTTTAATAACATTTTCGCTGTCTTTTTCTTGCTTAACAGGCGAACCATATTTTGTATTCATTGCAATTTTGTTTTGCAAAATAACTCTGTCCAGTTTCTTGTTTATATCTGTAAGCATCGTTTTAACTTCTTCCATCTCAGTCATCTTTGTTTTCCTCTTCGAACTTATCCAATTCGTGCTGTGCAATGAGATATTGTTTGCGTGCTTCACTTAATACTGCAATATATCTGCAATATTCATCGGTGTATATGTATGAACCATCTTTGTTCATCGTGGCGAAACCTTTACACATTAACTCAAGTGTGTCAACTGCAAGTGTTAATGCTTTCTCAAGCTCTGCTCTTTTGTTGCGTGCTACCAAATCTTCCATCTTTGTTTTCTCCTTTTATAGTTTTAATATAATCTTCTACAGCTTGACAATCAAACTCTTTAATCTGCATCTTATCAAGCTCTTCTGAACCAAGCGTACCTTTAGATATATCACCAGCTTTATATCGCACATACATATCCACAACATGTTTTGCAAGCTGCCAATACATATGATATGTACCATCTACAAGATAACCAAGAAAATTGTAGTATGCAATATGATGCTGCTTAGACGGGTCACCGTGCTCATACAATACAACATCAAGTGACGACATACCAATCGTTCTGAAATGAAATACATACTCTTCGTCTTTATATCTTATAACTACTGTGTTCTTTCTGTACTTAGCCATAATTGTCTCCTTAAAATATCATTGATTGCAAGTTTCTGATATAGTGGTTTATCTCAGTTATTGCTTTCTTTTTGTCTTCAAACGTGTCTATGCAATATCGATATGCCGGACCTTGTTCATACTTGACAGTCAAAACTTTCTTTTTATTGACGTTCAATATCCAATAGTCAGATACCAAGCGGTGCTTAGCTTTACGACCATCTACTTGCAATGTGTAAATATCATATAACCAAAAGCGTTTCTTTTCTTTCATTTAAAAATACCTCTGAAATGTGTTCTCTGTAATTCCAAGTTGTGCAAACTTATTTTTAAGTTTATTTACTAACCGCCGACTCATACCATCTGTATTGCCAAATGTATAAGCTCGAACAAGCTGGTCATATTGTCGTTGCCCAACTTCTGCAATGATAAGGTCTCTCTTCTCTTGCAATATTCGAAGTGCATCCTCATCATCTTGCTGCTCTTGTATTTCCTCAAGCATAGAGTTATCAGGTATTAGGTCCATCAACTCTACTTTCTCATCATCGTATTTCACACGACGATTTAATGATAGTGGTTGCTCATGATACCTATCTTTACGTATCTTAAGTAACACTTCATTTGAAAATGCTTTTTGTATAAGAGCTTTGTGAATATAATAACCAGCCCGATACAATGTACAAATACAAAGTCTGCACATTTGACATAAGTCCTCGAACTCCATTTGTTGCCAATATTGTTGTTGCTTCATTGCAAGATTCTGGACCAACGGTTCGTAGAGTTCTAACAACTTATCGAGCGGTGGTTGCTTATAACCTATCACATATCTTTGTTGTTCACTGCGTAATTGCTTAAGCATTTGTGCTGCAGCATTAGCAATGACTTCTTCTTGTGGAATAGTGTTATAACTTTCAGTCTGGCTTACAAGAAACTCTACTTGAAACCCGACTAAACCTTGCTTATCGTAGTCTGCATATAATATGTAACTATATACATTATCTACGTTCACAAGTGATTGCCCTAAGGCTTCGCATATTTGGTCGCCTGTTAGGTCACGATTGATGCGTACTTTAAACTTTGACAGTACGTTCTTCATTGCTTTTCTCCTTATGATAAAGTATTAAGTTTTTCTATTATCTCCGCAATAGGTGCAATATACTTTTCCGGTGCGAGCTGATATAATCTTTTTATAACTCGCATACAATATTCGTGGGTTTTACAATATTCTTTTGTTGCTTGCTTAGGTATAAGCCCAAGATTTTGTATCGTCTCACTTTCTACAAGATACACAAATAATCTGCGTAATGAAATGCGTGAACTATGTGGTCCGTATGTTGCAACAAGTGTCTCATAGTCTTCATTCTCAACTCTTACAAGTTTCTTTGCAAAGTGTGAGTCATTATACCCAAGCGCCGGCATATCCGCAATCTCTGGTAAATTACCTTTACTTATTTCTTCCAATGCTTTATTTGCAATATCTGATAATGTGCCGTATGTTTCAAGTATTTGCAAATATTCGCGAGGAAGCCTTACGTCTACTACTCTCAATTTAACCTCCCCGGAAAGCTTATCACTTTTCCGTCATTGTCCAAGTGCTCGTAACATGCATCTTCGAGCTCTTTTTTAACTTCTTCCCATTCGCCTAATGCTTTGAGCTCTTTGATAAGGCCAATAGCATTTTCACATTTCTTAAATTGTTCGCATACAGTCATATAACCTTTGAGTTGGTCAGAAGCATTACAATTCCAATAATTGATTATACTTGTGTTTTCATCAGTTACAAAACTGCAGCTAACAAATTTAACTTCTTTGTTAATGCGCTCGGTTCCATCATCGTCAATCAGTATAAGTTTCATTCGTCTTCATCCTTCGTTTTATCTTCAATGCACCAGTCAGGGTGTATAGTCCATGCTGTGTCGTCAGCTTCAACAGTGCCATCAATCATTTCTTTGCCATCGCATAACATTGGCCAAGAGTTTTCCTCGAGAGCTGATTTAATATCAAGTAATGTAAATGCTTTTGTGCGACGACCTTGCAAATAATCTTGGCATGCATCATCGATAAATTTCACAATATCAAATTTCATTTTAATTATACTCCTTGATTATTTTGTAATATTCTTCCTCGTTATCTTCCAAATGCCGCACCTCATCTTCAGGCACTTCACTTATCCAGTTACTACAAATTGTCCAGCCTGCATCCATTGCTTCGTCAACCGGAACATGGTCCAATAAGGTTGGCCAAGCTTTGCAATACGGATAATTTATTTTGTCTGCATCTACAACTTTTACCATTATTTGTCCTCCATATAATACGGACACGTCTTAGCAGTCGTTGCTGGTTCTAAGCATTTGCATTCTATAGTGTCAGAAGAATGTCTATAATTAGAGCATTTATCGCATTCGCCCCATTCGCCACATTCGGTGCCTGTGTCATAGTTGTATCTGCATGATTTACAATAAGTAAATCGATACGTAAAATCGTTTGTCATCTTCAGTTCTCCTTGTAGTATCTGCAAGTGTAACCATCATCTGCTTCGTCATGGCAATGACAGCGGCCTTTCTCTTTGTTATAGCATGCACACAACGAACAAGTAGGCGTTAAATTACACTCAGTCAATGTCTCGGCGCTAGCTGCGAATGCACAGGTACGACACCAAGTGTCATAATATTTTTCGCAGTTAGTCATTTTATGCATTCTTACTTCATGCATCGTCTAAGTCCCTCCAATATGGACAACGCTTGAGTGTCATGTCCGCTTTCTTAAGGCAATAGCAAACACCATGCTTGTCCTTGTTCTTACAATAAGTGCACTGGTCATCCTCGCTGTGTAAGGCAACGCAACCTTCTGTGCCAAGCAAGTATTTGCAGCTTTTACAATCGTCTATGAAATACTCTTGATTAGTCATCTTTTATATCCTCATAGTACGGACAATGCTCAACACCTTTCTTATGCTTAAGCACACAATAGCAACCTTTAACTGAATTGCATTTGCAATCTATGCAATATCCACAACCATTATTGAAGTAGGTATTCTTGCAATGTACACAGTCTGTATCTTTATCAGAATACATAAAGTATCTCGTGTTAGTCATCGCTAGCCCTCTTGATTATGTGTTGCTGCTCTTGTATCTGCTGCTCGAGCTGCTTCTGCATTGTCACGTCCTTCCAAGTGTTTGCATCAACGCGCTCAACCGCGAACAAGATACGTCCGGTCAGTGACTTCTCACAATAAGTGTTGCAACATGACGGTAACGCAGGAGAACCTGCAATCTGGTTTATCTGGTCAGTGGTGTATGTCATAATGTGTTTACCTCGCTATACAAATATATTTATATAAGCCCTTTAATATCAGGGCACCTACCGCAATGATAAGTGCCCTGCCGGAGGGAGTTAAGCCTGCATTGCCATAAGCTCTGCAAGTTTCTTCTGAGCTGCCTCGATGCGTTTCTGAGCCTGCGCAATCTTCTGCTCGGACGTCATAGGCGCACGTTCTTTGCGCACTTTAGGCTGCGCTGCTTTAGCCGCCAGAGCTTTGTCCTGAAGCTCCGTGTAACGTGCATACTCTTCATCGGTCATGTAATCAAATACGGTCTTGTTAGCCATTGTAATGTACCTCCTTAGTTATTACCTTCAGCAAGAAGTCTGTCAAGAGCTGCCTGAGCCTTTGCAATCTTGTCCTGCAATTTCTCAACCTCACTCTTAGGCGCTTTCTTGTCTGCTGCCTTAGCGTCAAGCGCTTTGGCGTACAGTGCTTTAACCTCGTTCTGCTCATCCTCATTAAGATAGCAGAGCCACTTGTCGTACGGGAAATGTTTAATGCCAAGCATACCAGCAGGTTTGTTCGGCTTGTAATACAAAGGCACGTAACCTTTCTCGTTAATGATGGCAATAGCTTTAGCCTTGCTGAAGTATCTGCGGTTAGCGGCGTTCTTGGTCAAACCAATGGTCTTGCCGTTTTCTTCGTAGAACTTAAGCACAGGGCCAACTGTTCCATCTTCGTCCTCAATGTGAAAATCGCCGTTATCGTCGCGGATGATTTTCGCATACACTTTGTTCGGGTCGTAATCGACACCAGCTACCATAACTTCCTGTTCGCTCATGTTTATGTTCCTCCTGAGCTAAAATTTATTTATATCCGTCAGTCGACGGGATATATCAGATTCGTCGTACATATATAATATATACGATTTTTAAAAAATTATTCACTGACTGATTATGCATGTCAGTACTGCAATGTTATGAACTATCTTTGCAATGTGGTGTTATCGCGCCGTGCGCACGTATATTATAATAATGTCACGTACGCACGAGGCTCATAACCGTCAGTCACGAGCGGCATGTGGTTATCTTCGCACCACTCAACATAACCCTTCGACAGCTTGATGCGGTGTTTAAGCCGATAAGCTTCCGGACATGTCTTGTCAACAAGCTTATTAAGCACCACACCGCAAATCCAGTCGTAGTCTGCGCTGCAACACACAACTGTAGAACCTTCGAACAAGTAGAACATTTTAGTGTTCTTGCGGTATGTAAGCTTGAAGGTTTTAGTCACGAATGGCACAAGATTATAAGTGTAACAATACAAGTGGTCCGGCTTATACTCGCCGTGCCGAACCTCAAACTTGTAAGAGTGACTGAGCGTATCGTCCGGCGTATCTCTGACAATGAAGTACATATTGTCAGTGGCGACAATGAAGTCGTACGTGTTATAAGGTACCGCAACAATCTCATCCTCACTGTCATAGTCATCTTCTTTGCGATGAGTCTCTGCAATGTATTGTCTGGCCGGCTTGCCAATAAGTTGAGTCAACCGTTTCAAGCAATAGTCGAGCGTCCAGTTTGGCGGAAAAGCAAAGCAAGAGTGGTCTGGCTGTTGCAAGATAGTGTCTTTCGTCAGAGTGAGCACCGAGTTGAAGTTACCGGAATTAGTTTTACAATAGTTGTGCATTTGGAATGCCTCCTTGATTTATTGTTTATTTATTTATTTTAGACGTTGACGAAAAGGGTTGGGAGTTTAGGTTTTGCACTTGAAATTTTCCAAATCTTTTTCCGAAAAATATATAGCCCCCCCCCCATTATTATATTATAATGTATGTATATATATAATTATTTTTACCGGGTTAGTGGCTGAATAATAATTTTTATTTAATATGTGGAAAATGGCCCCCCCCCTTATATTTTTTCGGAAAAATTTTCTCAAATTTGCAGGTGCAAAACCAAACCCGTAAACCTTAACCCAAATTCAAAACCCTCTTCGCAAAATTTTCGTCATTAAAATTTCGAAAAAGTAGAATAATTTTGAATTTTGTGCAATGCCCGAAAAGACTTCCGAAAATTATAATCGAGAAGCCTTCGGCCGCACTACACCTTGCAAAACGCTGAGCGATTACTTAAGTTCTTTGCTATTGCGCTTGTGATTTACACGTCTGGATGCTCGAGCATATGCTTCGAACGAATATCCCGGTGCAAGCACAACTTCATTGTTGCGCATACAAGCGAAGTAATTCCGGAGCTCGTCCATCGAGTAGACACCGATTGCTGTGCGCACAGGATGCTTTCTGTCCGAGCGGTTGACGCTGTAGAGCTTCCAGCAAGGTACAGCTTCAATTGGCTGCCCTCTGTAATTTGTTGCCGACGTGTTGAGTAATATTGCATAACCTTCAATTTTCATATTTATTCACCTCAAATGATAAGTTTTCCAAAAGCTGTGTGCTTTAATTGCCAAATCTGCATTTTCAAGCATCAAATGAACTTTAAACCAGATTTCAACCTGGTCTAAAGTCATTGTGTTGATACGACTTTTCAGTGGGTTCATTTTGTCGGTACCTCAATTGATGCAAGCCATTTAAGAGTGGCTAGTTTGAGAAGCTTGAGCCAAATGTTGAATTGGGTTTCGTCTTTGCAATTGTGAAACTCGAAGTCACAACGTCTCAAACCGTAGTCACATTTCATAACCTTTGACAAAAAGCGTCTCTGCCTCAGCCGTCCAAACCATGTCTTTGCCGGTTTAAGCTCTTCGTTGAGCACGAGATGATCTTTGCTTATAACAATTATTGCATACATGCTATTACTTCCTTATCCCTCGATTATAATGATGCTGTCTTTGTCAAGTTCTTGCAACGGTTTGATGAGTGACTCGTTGATGTCCTCGATACAACCTTGCACAAACTCAGCATCAGGTGTGCCTTCATACAAGCCGTGTTCTTTTGCATATTCCAGTGCTGCAGCGATTAAGTTGACATAAGCAATCGGCAACTCGATGCGATGCTCGGTTTTAGAATGTTCTTTCATTTTATATCCTACCCTTGATGGCTGAGCTTATAATCACCCAGCCATCTGCCTGTTTTGCTTATTTGCTTTGCAGAGCTTCAAGCTTTTTCGTGAGCTTTTCAATTTCAAGTTGCAGCTTTTCTGCTTCTGTGAGCGGCTTCGGTGCTTCTGCAATCTTCTTTCTTTCAAAGCAAGCATGCTTGATTGCCTCATACTGAGCTCTTTCCTCTGCGGTCATGTATTCTGTCCAATCCTTCTTTGGCACACCAACATTGTAGGGCCCAAGGATGCGGGTTTCACGGTATTCAAGTTCAATTTCATCAATACCCTTCTTTGCAAATTGCTTGACATCAAAGTATGTTCTATTAGCCGGGTTCTTCGGCAACAACAAAGTATCCTTATACCGCGGGTTTGTTTTCCCAGCAGACCAAAAATGCAGCTCGACCGTGCTTGCTTTGCCGGTATCATCCACAATGGACATAGCATAGCCGGACTTGAAATCGTTTGACTTTTTAACAATAACCTTCATAATATACCTACCTTTTGAACAATCTTTGTTTTTGATTTTGTTTGTTTTGATTGTTCATATTAAATTGGTTTTGAAATATATTAAAAATAAAGAATTGGCGCGGTCCCCGAGAGGCGGTATAGTAAATAATTTATACTTTTCAGCTCCTCTCATTCCTTCATCCATCTCCTTCACCCATCTTCGCTCAAAATTATCGTACGCGCATTCTAATATATAATACGCATGCGCGATACCTTCTCCTTTATATTTCTCAAGACTAAATCAATTACACATTAAAACGCAAATCTCGCACTCCCATTCCTTTTGAAATATATTAACTTTCCAGCGCTCCGCGCCATACCACCTCCTTGTAATAAATAAAATTTTGTAAAATTTTTTGAAAAATATTGTATATACTATAATATAGGAATAATTCCTCGGAGGTTAGTATGAAAATTTTTGTAATTATCCAGAAAATTATTATGTTCCCCGCTACCTTGTTCTATCGCTTGGTTTCTCCGAACCACGAAGTACCCACACACGATAGCATCTATCATCACAAGTTCGAGGACTAAGGAGGTTATATGAGTAACAAGCAAGAAAGAGAGTATAAAGAGGGTAAAAACCTGTTTGGTGACCCCAAGTTCGCAAGAGACGCGTGGCGCTCTGTTGGTATGGCTATTTTGCAGTCGCCAGCATCTGCTAAGACCGAGTCGCTGGACAAAGATGGTTGCCCGACAGTAGATACACAGATTGAGTCATACGGCTATGCATCCTTATCAAGAGATATTGCTACATTGCAGAAAGAAGACCGTGAGCCCACCGAGCTGGAGATGATATTGCGGTGCCAAGCCATTCACGCAAGACATAACCCTGCATCAGCTACATTCATTCGTGACACTGTCGGAGCTAAGCCTGTGGATGAGAGCAAGCAAGAGGTCACTAATGTCAACCCGTTCGCAGAATTGAGCGACGACGAGCTCGAGGCGTTAGCAGCATATCGGGCGTCCAAGTCGGGGGCCCAGTCGGCTACGCCAGAACACCACATTGCAGAGGACACTACGCATGATAACAACGGCTAAGCAGAGAGTGATTGAGGAACGGGACGAGTTAAGAGACCGTATTAACAAGCTTGGACTCTTCATAAGTACTGACTCTAAGTACGCTACATTGCCGAGACGTCAGCGCAGACTGTTGCGCAAACAGTACAAGCACATGGTCGCTTACCATAACATACTCACAGCACGACTCGACTGCTGGGAGGACTAGCATAACCCACAGGGCCATCCGTCCAGGGCCATAACTTCTAAGAGCTCATAGCCCTCCGCTGTGGGCTCTTATTTATACCTCATTGGAGACTCGCATGATACATAAGTTCATCACATTCGTCAAGGACGTGCTAACGCAGCTTAAGGACCCGGTCAATATTGTGATATACGTGGTTGTGCTTATTGCGTTCTTCAGTCCTTGCATCATTGGTTACGCCTATACACTCATCACTCACCGAGCCAGAGGCGTAGCTATTGCAACAGCCTATTGGCTATTTTGGGCAGGCCCATTCACACCTGCGATGCCTATACAGTTTGGCATCACGTTCGCGCTGAGCAAGCCTGTCCACAAACTCATCAAGCATCACCAGCGCAAGCATGGCACTAAGTGGCTATAAAGGAGACTCACACTATGATACCTAACACACTCGAGGGAGAATTACTTCGCCGCAAGGCCAGGTCAGACTATGGCACGTACGTTGCCTTGGCTAACCCAGGGTTCTACATGACACACTTCCACAGATATTTGTGCGATGAGATACAGCGTTTCTTGGAGGCACCTTGCACCAACGGCGCTATGGACATATTATTGTTGTCAGTACCACCGCAGCACGGCAAGAGCTACACTGTGACAGAGACACTGCCATCGTGGTTCCTTGCTAAACACCCCACAGATGCAGTGATAATTGCAGGCTACGAGAGCTCCTTCGCAGAGAGCTTCTCACGGCGCAATAGAGACAAGTTCAGCACCATCGCACAAGAAGTGTTTTTGCAGCAAGCTAAAGATGGCAGCTACATACACGACTGTAGACCTAACCCGTCAGTACAAGGTGTTGCTCAGTGGGAGACAGTCCTTGGAGGCAAGTGCAGAGCTGCAGGTCTCAAGGCTGGCATCACAGGCCACGGCGCAGAGCTGTTCATAATTGATGACCCCATCAAGAATAAAGAGCAAGCTGACAGTGAGACTGTTATTGCTAAAATACACGATGAGATGGGCCCGTCAGTTCAGTCCCGTATCCATCCTGGTGGCAAACTTATTGTTATACAGACACGCTGGGTTGAGAACGACGTTATTGGCTGGATATTGACTAACTGGGCTGAGTATATTTGGAAGTATATTAACTTACCTGCTGAGTACGACCAAGAAGCTGCCGACATTGGTCCTGACCCGTTAGGCCGTCATATTGGAGACGCGCTTGTTGGTGCACAAGTTGGTGATGACGAGTCAGCTATACCGCAGAAGATACTTAATAATAATGTGTGGCTCGCTGCTAAGAAGAAACTCGTTATTGCAGCAGACGGCTCGCGTACGTGGAACGCACTCTACCAAGGCAGACCATCAGCAGCTAACGGCAACTTGTTCAACGCATCTTGGTGGACTCCTTGCTACCGCACAGACGACTTGAGACGTTCCTTGGACTACCTGCAGTTATCGATAGACGCTACATTTAAAAATACTGAGACGAGCGACTATGTTGCAATAGAGCTATTAGGCGTCAAGGGTAAGGACATTTATTTGTGGAAACTTATTAACAAGCGCATGGCGTTCACTGAGACTGTTGCAAAGATACGATCTATTGTGAAAGATTTCCCTGATATTGATGAGCTAGTTATAGAAGATAAAGCTAACGGCTCAGCCATTATTGACGTGCTGCGCTACGACACTTCAATGCCTGCCATTGTAGCAGTTAACCCTCAAGGTGGCAAGTATGCTCGTGCACAAGCTATATCACCTTTTGTGAGTACAGGCGCATTCCACGTGCCAGTAGACTTCAGTGAGCAAGAGCAGGCAGACGTTGAGTGGGACTCGCGAGATGACGGGCTCACAGCACGCGATAAATTTATTAAGCAACATAGTACCTTCCCGTTCGGTAGACACGATGATATGGTGGACGCTAACTCACAAGGCACGAGCCGTATCATTAAAATTATTACCGGCGAGATTAAGCCGTCCAAGCACCGCACAGCGATTAGATACGTTCATTGGAGACCTGACCAGTGGGAAGATTATAACCAACTTAAAGATGAGACACAGAAGGAAGCATATTGCAGAACGTTTGGCTATCCAGAAGAGTGGTATGAGGAAGATGCAGACTATGATGCGCCCGATAATTTGCATGCCTCGCTCGCTTAATTGTGTAACATTTTTGCAATTTTTTAAATAGATTATAACTGAGAGGTACATTAAATGGCTAAAATAAGTAGAATTGACTGGTATCTGCAATGGGGCATGGACGTAGAAGCATACGTCAATACTGATGAAGAGCAGGATCTTGTAAACAAATTTAGTGCGCTGTACTCCATAGCAAAAGCAGCTAAAGAGAAGAATGAACTCGCTAATACTAAGAACATTCAAAGATGGCGCAAAGCATATTATGGTACGCTTAAAGCACTTAAGAAAGATGGTACTGAGGATAAAGAGACAGATTCTCGTCAGCTCCGCAAGATGGTGTACGAATTTGTAGAGAGTAAAATCGATAACTCTATACCTACACCGAAGATGACGCCTAAATATAAGAGTGACCTTCCGTTGATAGAAACGACGGAAGATTTTTTGCGCTATAATATTGACAATATCTTCGGTAAATATTTGAACGACAGAGATGAGCGAGCTACCTACGTTGATGGTACTTCTTGGTACAAAGTATGGTGGGACTCGCTTGATAATTCTCATAGCACTTCTGGTACAGTGAAAGTTGACCTGTGTCTGGCTGACCAAATTGTGCCACAGCCTGGCATTACTGACTGGAGACAGTTAGAGTATATTTTTGAGCTTCAACAAATTTCTCTTGCGCGTATATGGGACTTATATCATAGACGCATTACACCCGTTGCAAGTAACACGAGCCAACCTGCTAACCCTGACGAAGAGACTGACTTAAGTACCATCACAATGATAACTTGTTATTATCTCAATGAGGACCGCATTGTTGGTAAATTCTCGTGGGCGGAGCACTCGCGGCAAGTTATTTGTAACGAAGAGAATTGGCAAATTCGTAAGCTTAGAAAGTGCACCTCATGCCATACTATTGTACCACAAGCTAAACAGTGTCCTGTGTGTGGCAAACGCAATTTTAAGTACGAGAATGCAACTACTGAGATATTGGGCGAAGACTTATATGAAGTGTATAACCCGTACGAAACTGGTGAGTCTGACGATGAGCAGAACAAAGACCAGTATAAAGCGAGAGTGTTTTTAACTAAAGGAACTGAAATTCCTTTTTACGTTGTAAGACAACTCCCGTTCATTCCGAGACCTGCAGTATCATCTATTGAGAGTATGTACGGCATCTCCGAAGCTAAGATGGTTTTGGAAATGCAAGACGTATGCAATAAAATGTATACTAAGATGGTTGATAAAACGTTGGATAGCGGTGCGGTAGTCACTAAACCTGCACGGCTTAAAATAAACGACAGTGGTAACGGCATTAAGATGATTGATGTTCGCAGTTACGAAGAGTCGCAGATGGTTCAGAACAAACAGATTGCAGCAGACACAAGCCAAGATATTGCAGCAGCTCAGATGATGTACGAGTCTGCAAGAGCAACGTCTGGCGTGACTGAGTCATTCCAAGGTAAGTATGATGCTTCTGCTACTTCAGGTAAAGCGAAAGAATTCAGCGCGATGCAAACCGCAGGTCGTATTGAATCATTGCGGGTCATTAAGGCTGCAGCATTTTCAGCTGTGTACGAGCTGGTGCTTAAATACCTTCTTGCCTTTAGCGATGAGTCGCAGAAGTTCGTCAAGACATTACCTGATGGTACTGTTGAAGAAGAGGAATGGAATAAGTATATGTTCCTTGCTAAAGACAAGTACGGTCAGATTTATTATCGTGACGACTTCAAATTTGGAAGCGACGCTGCAGCATCTCTTGCTAATAACCGTGTGGCTATGTGGCAGGAATTGCAGAGTCAGTACATGCAAGGTACGATGGGTGACGTAACAGACCCGAACACGAGAGTCCTCTTTTGGAATGCGATGGAGCAGCAGCAATATCCTCTTGCTAAAACTATTTTGGCAGGTATTAAGGAAAATGCTCAGCACTTACCGCCTAACATTGAGCAACTCTTGTTACAAAACCCTGACATTTTGCAACGCGTTATTCAAGAGTTCCAGAACAGTAAGCTACTTGCGGGTGGCAATTCTGCTGGACAGAGTGCTGGTTTACCTACTCCTATCGATGGTCGTGGCGGTGCACGACAGAATGCTGGTAGGGAAGGTACAGGCGCATCTCATAGCGGTATGGTTGAGAAGACTAATGAAACTAACGCAGTCAATAGTCAAAAAGCAACTGATGCTGTGGGTGGCACCCTTACAGGAGGTAACATAGAATGAAGGTATTAGGCAAGAGCATTATTGTAAGACGTGGCGAGACATTCGTGTTGTCACGCAAAGTGTTTAAAGATGATGGTAGAACTCCTTTTGTTTTACCCACTTCTATACTTAACCCTTATCTTGTTATCTCAGTGACTTCAACAGCGTACAATGTTGAAGGTCGCTACAAATGTAATTATTGGTTGAACCTTGAGAAATATCCTAAGTTTCAAAGTTCTATACCAATACCGGTAAAACAAACAGACTTTGATGCTGGAAAGTTACCTACAGGCTGCACTGACAGTAGTAACATTTATGTATATGATGGTGATTACTATCGTCATATTACTAATGAAGGTAATACTGAAGGCATAGGCGTGTATGTTCCTTATTCATTTGTATTTACAAAACAATTCCTTGAGTATCAAACTCGCGACTGGGTTGAAAGTCAATATCAATATACTTTTAAACTCATTGGTGGTCAAAAAACTAATGACGTTTTAAAAGGTATGTATGACTCAATCTATCCTTATTGCACGTTTAGGCCTACTGATAACTTGACCTTGTATAACGAGATTAAGAAATGTAGACCTGATATGGTGCGTAATATAAGACCTTCTGCGCCGTTGGCAAATTATACCACCGAAGATATTTTGCAGAGACCAGAAAAACTTATTATAAAACAATCTTAAGGAGGTAGATATTATGTCTGAGAAAGACGTAGTAGAAAACGTAGATAGCCCTGGTGAAATTGGTATTCCTACTGCTAGTAATAGCACACCTGGCATCGCATCATTTGACTCTAATGACTTTACTGTTGGTCCTGACGGTAAAGTCAGTTCTATTGTAGAGCGTGGCATTCCTCAGTACCTTGGCAAAATTACGGGTACTGGAACTGGTACTACTGATCTTAATTGGGAAGTAGATACGAATACTGTAAAGCAAAACAAACCTATTAAACTTGGTGAGTATATCATGCTTACTGAGCATTTTAATCAGTTTGTGTCTGGCGATATTTTCCGTATTACTAATGTACAAATAGAAGGTAGCAAATATACTGTTAAGACTAATAATGTTAGAGCATTATCGCTTGCAAGTATTGTAGGTCCTCAGGGCGAGCAGGGCAGTGAAGGTCCTCAGGGCGTACCTTATTTGGCATATACTGGCAGTATTGAAAGTACTGCAGACCCTACAGTTAACGCGTTAATGTATCTTGATAACGGACACTTCAATCGTACTCCTATTGCTACGTCCGATACATATCGGGACGTAGTTACAGTTGATTGGTACAATAAAACTACTCACAGAGCATTTATGGTGACTGGTCTTATACAAGGCAAGAATAATGCTACTAATCAGTGGGTTGCAGAAATTACCGCCAAAACTGACATTACTGGTGCAGTAGGTCCTCAGGGTAAAGAAGGCGCAGGTATTGCAGATATTGTAGATATTGATTACCCTCATGGCGAATTTACTAGTGTTCAGTATGATACTGCTGATGGCATTAAAATGCAAGGTATCGCTAAATATCTGAGAGATGACGGTGAGACGTATCAGATACCAACCGATATTGACGTTCCGCTTGTTGCATGTGAAGGACTTTCAATGGATAAAAAAGCAACTAAAGAACAAGTCGAGATTAAATCACTGAATAGCAATCTTGAAAACGGAACAGATGATGTTTTAATTCAAACAACTGACACTAATCATTCTTTTAAGGTTATGAAAGATGGTAGTGTAAAAGTAAAAACAGCACCTATAAACTACGATGATGTTGTTAGATTAGAAGACTTAAATAGCAAGTGCGTTCTTAGATATAACGCATCAGTAATAGGAGAGAGAAGAGCTTATGTAGTTAATCCAAGTGGCTGGAATGAGACACTGCCTATTCATACTACTGCATCAGGCGATGATTTACCTATTAGAACACGTACTGGGCAGTTGAAAGCCTCTGACGGTGTAGAAAATGACGATTTAGTTACAGTAAAGCAGCTTAATGAAATTGGTGGTGGAAAGTTGTATTTACACAATATTAGGCTTAATGCTCAATTTACTTATAATGATAATGCTTCTGGAGATTTTTTGTTTTCATTTACTGCAAACAGACAAACCAAATATAAATTACAAGACCTTACAACCCTTTTTAATGCTTTTGGAAGTAATATTATTACAACAGCAACAATACGAAAACAGGAATCAGGGTCAATGCCCCATAATGGGATTGCAAATGTATTATATTCTGAGGGTGCAGACGTATTAGAAATAAGAGCTTTTATTACAGATGGTAATACTGTAACAGGTTATTATAAAACAGGCTCATTAGGTGATATTAAAAGCTTACAAGACACCGTAACCGAATTTTAAAGGAGAAGAACTATGGAAAGATTTTATTACAAGTCAAAAGATAACACAGGATTTCTCAATCTCAAATCACCACTTGTCGATGAGAATTACATTCAAATCACTGAAGAAGAGTTTAACGAACTTACAACGCCTAAAATTCCTGAACTTACAGCAGAACAGAAAGCAGCACAAGAGAAAGCAAAGAAAATCGCAGAATATAAGAAGTATTTACAAGATACAGATTATATTGCAGCTAAAATCGCTGAAGCAAACTTTAATTGTGATACTGAAGAATTAGTTGAACTTCATAAACAGTATGACTCAGTTATTCTTCAGCGCAAAGGTTGGCGTGAAGCAATTAACAAATTGGAGGCAAATTAAAATGGCTGATTTAAAATGGATTGTAGATGAAGCGTTACTTTCAGGTTGTAAAGAGGGTGCAACTAATTCCATCCTCAATGCACTCGCATTATCTGAGCAAGAAACTATTGGGCAATACCAATATGCTTGCAACGCACTTAAGAAACTGTACGCTGATGAGCCTGAAAAGGCAGAAGTATTTTCTAAACTTATCAACTCGATTACAGAGGATGAAGGCAATCATGCTGCTTCATTTATGAAGGCTGCAGCTATTGTAGCTGGCTATAAACCTGCAGCACCTGATGAATACAACAAGGCGGTGAAAGGTAATGGAAACGAGAGTGTATAACGCGCTTATCGAGCATCTTGGGTCGATTGAAAAGTCGTTACAAGAAGTAAAACAAGAACTCAATAATTTAACTGCAGTGCAGCTTAATCTTATTGATGAAGTTAAACAGAAGACAGACATTGAAGGCAAATTAAAAGCTTTAGCTGTCGAAGTCGCAAATCTCAAAGACGAGAAGGAGGTATAAAATGTTAGACCAGTTTTCACAGTATTTTGCTCAGATTTTAAGTTTGAGTATCGGCGGAGTATCTCTTGTTACTATTATTGCAAACGTAATCTATTGCACTAAGTCTATTGCAAAAGCAAAACGTGAGGCAAAAGCAAGCGAAACGGCTATGCAGGAACAGATTGCAGTAAGTAAGCAGTACATTGAAGAGTCGTTTAAGACTGCAGTATTACCACAGAAAATCAAGATTGATATTTCAGAAAAAATTGAAAAACCTATTAAAGAAGGCTTGGAAAAAATTGGTGATACTCAGAATGAACAGCTTCAGATTGTAAAACAAGAATTGTTACTTATTCTTAAGATATTATCGAAGTTTACTCATACTCAGAAACTTACAGAAGATGAGCAAGATGAGTTAAAAGAGTTAACTGGCGATATGGTTGTAGAAGAAGTAAAGTTGTGAGGTGACTTATGGCAAAGGCAAAATCAAGAGTATTGAAGATGCCTTTGTGGCAAGATATTGTTTATATGGCACTCGTGCTCGTGGGACCGATAGTTGTAACTTGCTTAGAATTATTCGAGTCCCACAGCACACCATTTAAATGGTCTTTTGCTTCAATAGGCTCGCTATTGGTGACAGCGATTATTATTCGTAAATACTTATTTGCAAGTAAACTTAAAAGATACGAGCAAGAATGTTATGACCTTGAGCATGACTACTCTATTGCAAATGGTAATGACGATTTAATAATTGCAAGATGGAAAAAGTGTAAAATGATTTTATATACTATAAATGCACTTGAAGTTTTATTATCTCTTGGCTTAGCAGTACTTTTTGTTAAAGCTCTTGTAGATGGCTTAGTTGCATTTAAAGGCGCGATAACTTTAATATTTCTATTAGTCCTTGTAGGAATGCTTTTTAAAATGTGTTGCTTCATCGACATAGGAGACATAGAAGAAGACACAGAAGGAGAAGGCGATGAAAAAGGTGAATGACTTATCTACACAGAAAGTTATGACCACCATAGTGAAGTGGGGAACACAAATTGTGTTCCTCATTTCCATTGTCATTGTGGCATACTTATCTTTTGTAGATGACTTTAAAATAAAACCAAGTTTAAAGAATGTAAGTATTTTGTCGGCAGTAGCTGCTGTACTTAACTGGATAGTTTGGGACTCTTGGTACACAAGTATGTATGAAAAGTCTATTACGTTAGACCGTAATAACCCAGAGTATTCTGTGCACCGTAGATATTATAATGCTCGTAAGGGTTGGAAATATAATGAGCTGCAAGATTGTATTCGTAAATATAACAGAAATTTTGTAGAACAATGGAAAGCTGACGTTGAAGATATTACTGGACGCAGTATTGCAGAAATTGAGTCTGGTGGATATAGACACCACGACCATAAACGCTTAATTCGTAAAATTAAAAAGCATGCATATCCTAAGTCTGGTATCAAAACACCTAAGGATATGCTTTATGTTTTATCTGTAAACGCAAGTGACAGTATGAAACTGCGTATTCATAAAGCTGAACATTATCACGTGTTTGGTAAATTTAAGAAAGCGTTTAGCTCAGTTTTGTCTATGATATTTGCGGCATCAATTGCTGTATCATTTATTAAAGATGGTTGGCAAGAAGCAATGTTTACATTATTGCTGATGGTTGCTGTATTATTTTCGTCACTCTTCTTTGGAGCAATGGCTGGCGCAGCAGGCGCTCGCATGAAGCTTGCTACTTGTGAAGAAATATGTGAGTTATTGGAAGAGTGGAAAAATGTTCCTCCTTCAGAAGAACCTTTTGTAACACACCAGCTTGCAGTACCTGATGATACTTTTGCGAAGTCACAAATTGTAGCACTTGACGAGCCTAAACAAGATATTGTAAAAGAAGAAGGTTCTATTATTGAGCTAACTTAACAATTAGTGTAACAATTTTGAGAAATCATATATAGAATATGATTGTACAGCAAAACGGAAGGCCACCGACACTCGTACAAAAATAAGCCAAAGGAGACATTTAAATATGCCAAACGGTGATAACGATTTTTCCATTGAAGAGTTAGAGGACCTCTTCACGGATAAAGGGCAGGCAACACCACCTGTAGATGAAGGTAAAACACCTCCTGCAGCTCCGCAGAATACTCCAAACGACGACATAACAAAGACTCAGTCTTTTGCGAAACGTTTAAGAGAAGAAAAGGAGAAAGCTCGTAAGGAAGCTGAAAACGAAATTGCAACGTCGTTAGGTTACAGCTCTTACGAAGAGTTACAGAAGTCCAAACAAAATAAGTTGCTTGAAGAAAAAGGACTTGACCCAGAGTTGGTCAATCCGGTTGTAGACGAGATTGTTAAGAAACGTCTTGCAGAAGACCCCAGAATGAAAGAGCTCGAAGAACTTAAGCAGAGACAGATTACTGAATTTGCTAAGAAAGAGCTTGAAGACGTGAACAAACTCGCCGGTACGAATTTTGCTTCCCTTGAAGAAGTTCCCAAGGACGTCATTGAGGACTGGAAGAAAACCGGTAGTTTAAAAAAGTCTTACATCAACCTGCATGGCGAAGAGTTAATTCTCAAAGCAAGAAGTGAAGCATCCAAAGGTAGCACTGCTCATTTGAACAATCCAAGTGGAGCAGCACCTGAAGGTAAAGCTAAGCGGCATCTTACAGACGAAGAGAAACGACTTTGGAAATTCTTTAATCCGACTATGACTGACGAAGAACTCAATAATAAATACAAAGAGGTATAAAATAAAATGGCAAGTTTTAGAACAGCATACCTCCAGCGTGAAGTCTATCTTGACACCGCTGTTGTAGGTGATTGTAAAGTAGGTGATTTTGTAGTATTTACCGCAGAAACCTCCACTGTTCAGCAGTACATTAAAAAGGCTACTGCAGATGACGTAACCGCTGCTAATGCGGCTGCTGGTAAATTGTATATTGTAGCTCAGTCCGACCAGACCATTGCATATGGCCACGTACCGGTTGAAAATCGTGATTATCGTTATGACCCGAAAGTGGCGAAGACGAAAGCAACGGAACCGACTGCGAAGACTGACCCTTGGAAACACGTAGCGCTTTACAAAGTAACTAACTTTGAAGACGTTATTCCTGCCGCAGATGGCAGTGACCATTCGTAAGGAGGTGAACAGAAATGGGTGTGATTATTAACATTGATGAAGCATTGAAAAATCGTACCGATTATAACGTTCTTGGTGAACCTCTGAATGCTATGATAAAAAATCAGCAGGAAGCTTGGGAACGTGAAAACCCCATCGATATGATTTACGTTCGTAACTCTATCGATAAGTTCCAGGAAACGTACGTATCGAGTATCGGCTTTGACAAAGCATTTGTAGAAACGAATGACTATGCGATTGGCCCTATCTTCAATACTGCTGAAGGTTTCTCTGCAACGTATCGTACGAGAACCTTCCAGGGCTCGTTCATTATTACGCAGCAGACCTTGGAAGACAGACAGTATGGTACGGCTAAAGATACCGCAAATGCATTTGTAAAACGTTGGCATGGTGATATTGTAGAATATGCTATGGCGGCTCTTGGTGCAGGTCACGGCGTCGAAGTTGTTTGGGGTGGTGATGGTAAAGACGGTAAGTCCAGACTGAAACTCAACTCCGCTGATACGACTGACGGTGATATTACTGGCACGAAGAACCCGTTGTTCTATAATCATCATACTATCGTAAAACGTGACGGTATGAGTGCTGCAGATATTACGACCGCGTATCAGTCCAATAACTTCTACGCTAACATTGATTATAAGGGTGACGACCCTGCTCGTATCGCTAAACTTGCAGACGTTATCAATCAAGTTATCACTTATATGGAAAACCTTAAGGATGACAATAACAAGTATGCGGGCGTTATGGGTGAAAAGACTATCGTTGCTGCGAACGACCCTCTGTTGAAGGCGGCTATTGAAACAGCTCTTTCGATGGATATGTTCAAGCAGGGTGAATCTTATTATCCTAATCCGGCGTATAAGAAAGCAACTCTTAAGACGACTCCCTATCTTAACACGTTGGCTCAGACGAGAGGCGGCAGAGGCTTCTTCATCGTAGACAAGTCCTACAACGCTGAAAACCATGGCCTTGAATTCACTGAACGTTTAGCTCTTACTCTTGATGTAATCGAACAGAAGAGACCTAAAGGTATCATCTATGATGGTCGTCAGAGATTTGACATCAACGTTGCTACTTGGAGAGGCATCGCGTACGTATATCTCGGAACACCTGATGGTGATTCTGGTGAATGGAACGAACTCGAAGACTTCACTCAGATTACTCCTCAGGCTACTGTTGTTAAACCTGTATCTATTGATGGTACGGTTACGACTGTGGTTTCTGGAACGGTTAAGACCGAAACTGCAGCATCTGGTAGTTAATCTTAAGTAAACTAAATAAATTGTAGGAAAGCCGGCCCGGCGAAAGTCGGCCGGTCTTTCTTTTTATATCAGTTGCTTATATGATTTTTAATATATAATTATATATGGCCTTTATATTTTATTAAGGAATAATAAGATATTCAAATATTATATATTAAAAATCATATAATAAAATTATATGGAAAATAATATCCAAAACCAAATGGAGGTGCCAAATGATTACTTGGGGTTATATTAAACAAGCAACACTTGCAAAAATGGACTTATCCGTTGATGCAGCAGTAGACCAGGGACTGATTGAAAAGATGCCATTCTATGCTAATGAAGCATTAACTGAGATTACTTCTGCGATTAAAGCTAAAAGAGCTTATGCTGATTTTAAAGTAGCAGATAGAAATGAAGTACTTAATTGTATTGCACAAACTTATGGACAAGATGCAATGTATTTTGTACTTGAACATTCTTGTGATTTGAGTACTGCTACTGAAGCACAGCGTAATGCACTTAAAGTATATGAACAGTACGTATATGTTGGTGACACCGTTAAAATGCCTGATGATTTTGTAGCTTGGTCAGATGATACTAATTGGAAGGTAACAAAAGATTGCAGTGGCCGGGATATACTTGAGCAGCTTAAAGATACAGATTTTGCGCAACGCGGAAATAAACTCATTTTTATGAAACCTTGTATTTGTAAAATTGCATATTTTGCAAAATGGTTTTTCTTTACGCCTACAACTCAAGATGACGCTGAGTTAGATATACCCGATGACATTCTTGTATGCTTGCCTTCGTATATTGCAAGTCAGTTATTTAAAATTGATGACGAGCAGAAGTCGTCAATTTATCGTAATGAGTATGAGATGGCATTAGCAAGAATTAACGAAAATGATTATGCTACGAATAAAGTTATTAACAATGGAGGCGATTGGTAATGGCAACTATTAGACGTAACCCTATGTCGGCAGGTACTAATTCTCTTAATGAAAAGTACATGAACTTCTTAGAATACAAAGGTCTTAATACTAATAAGAACTATGTTAGTATTGACCAAGAAACTTTCACTGAAGTAAATAATATGTACGTAAACCAAGATAATCAGCTTTCCACGCGTCCGCCCGAACAGATATTTGTAATCAACAGCGAGTGGAAAGTTGTTAAAGTATGGAAGATTAACGATAAAACTTTTTATCATATTCAAGCCAGAGATGATGCGACGTCATTAGACCCAGGCACGTATTATCTTGCATGCCCAGCTTCTTGGAATAGCAGCGGTTTTGAGTTATACGAAACGACTCAGCAAATTTATTTGTGCTGGCTGAATTTTGCTTACTGTTTATTTGAAACTGATAAAATTACAGCTATTGTGTATGGTCAAAATAAAATCGATTTTTATGCAAATGACAATGCTGTATATTTTCCTTTAACTGAGATTTATACTGGAACGGGCGTTTTCACAATTGATAAGCCTGACTCTACTGGACAGCTTGTATTGCAGCAGCCAAATGTTTTAACTTCTGGTCATGTACAAAGATATTTATTTGACCCTACTGTTAAAGTTCCTAATACTATCGACTTAGAAGGTAAAGAAGTTACTGTTAGAATCGGTACTAATGTATATAAAATTACATGGACAAAAAATAACAGTAAAGCATTTTATACTACAGTAGGACAATTTATAACTACTACGGGACAAGGTCAGTATCAAGTTGCTAAATTAACAGGTAATACTTTTGTATATTTATATACCGATATTGCAGATATTGATACTACTCATAATAACGGTAAAAATTATATCAGTGCAGATGGCTATACTTGGTATGAATTTACTTTACCAAAATATGAAATAGTAAATGATGGTAAGCGTAACGAGTACTGGCATTTTACTCCAGTACAAATACCAGTATTATCAAGACAAGGTGGATATGTATACTACTGTAATTATAATCAAGGCAACACAAATGAGGGTATCGAAATTTATAGAAAAAAGATAGATACTGCTAATATAGATGCATTTTCTAGTTCTGATTGGACATTATTTCAAACTTGCAAAATAACAGATAGCGATTTATACATATCAATAAATGGTATGGATGCTACTACAAAAGTAATTAGTCAGTATTTGTTACCGGGTATGGTTCGTAGTTTATGGGTTAAGCCACAAAGCGGTAATATCGCAGTAGAAGAAAAGTATAACGGAGAAACTTATTCTATTCCTATCGCATTTGGCGATGCTGATGATTATACTTTTGCGTATGGAATAATGTTTACGTCTCGAATGTTTACTCAAACTGAAACTGGCGATTTAGAATCTATTGCTTGTTATTATAGCGGTTGTGTACTTGCGGTAGGTGATAGTACAAAAGGCAGCACGAAATTCTGCACTCTTAATACTCAAGAAACTAAACCAGATTTATCAATTTGGAATGATATGCTTGAAAATCTTGATAACAAGATACGCATAATTAAAACAGGTGATACCGGTTTATTAGTAGTTTATTTAGGTGGAACTATTAGGCTTATTACTGGTGATGCTACAAAATACTATATATTTTGCAGTAATTTAACAGAAGGTTTTAATATTGAAGGTACAATTGCTTACCGGTCTGATTTGTATTATACTCCAAATGCGGTACAAGCTACTGGTTCTTCTAAAGGAACTATTAGTAATGTTACATATAAGTTATTCGGATTTTTACCGAATGGATTAGCTTGGAATGAATTAAGTCATCAAGTTGAAGATATGGTAGTATTTGACAATGGTTATAAATATGCCACACTTGACGCCTTAAATGGTACTAATATTACAGTTAGCCGTTATAATGTAATACTCAATAATTTGTTACGACAGCACGAAGAATCTTATTATGCGTATTATTATGAAAATATAACAGCAAATATTGTAACTACAAGAAGCGAACAGCCTTTCACATGTACTGTAACTACCACTAACGACCAGTATACTTCAGCTACTACTATAAGTCCACAAGTAAAGTTAAGTAAAAACAACATGCTAATGTCCACCAATTTTGTTAATGGTAATGAGATAATACCTTTATTATTTGCATCAAGACCATTATATATAGATGACGCAGGCGTTGCAATTTGGATGGACAGCAGCAATGGTATAATTTATTCTAATCAATACACGGAAACCATTTCTGTAGACAATTTAGTAAAAGGCAGCATAGATTATATAATGCCGGAACATTCTGTAGATTTTATCACGACTTGCTTATCTCAAGAAAATGTCTTTTATCAATCAAGCAAAACGCTTATTGATACTGATATTTCTGAAGGCAAGAATTTGTTTTATATTCCAAAAAATACTAAAAACGATAATATCTTTACAGATAAAATCACTCAGCTGGTAAACTTTTCGCAAACAGCTTTAGGTATCTTTTTGGAAACTACAGCGTATCAGCTTACCTATGATAGTAGTAATGACATTTATTATTTAAGTAAGACAAAGCTTGCTCTTGGTAATCGTGATGGTTCTGACATGTTATTGTCGTACGATGGTAATAATATTTATATCACAACTCTAAAAGGTTTGTCCACTCTGAATTATCAAGACTTTGTACAATCCACTGAACAAATTTATCGTTACTTAACTGAAGCGATTATGGACGTATACCAAGAATACGCTACACGACCGATTAAACTTTGTCAATACAAAAATTGGTTATTCTTGTATAAGTCAACTTCTCCACGAATGCTTGTTTATGATTTAAGAACTTCATCGTGGTGGGTATGGAGATTACCACAGATTCCTAAGCAACTTGTGTATATAAATGATAATATATTCACTGAAGACTTAGTTCTTGTTACTGGACGAGGCGACGTTTATAAATTTAACTTTAACAAGGCATCAGTATATGACAACGAACTCATTCCCTTTGATTGGTCTTTCACCACACAAAAGATGCATTTTGGTGCTCCCAATAATTATAAGCATATCCGTAGCGTTTCTATTGTAACTGAACAAAGCGGAAGGCCTTTAAGATTTAAGCTTAAGTTTACGAATTATCGTAACTTAAACAATTTGTCCGATAGCGACACAGTCGAATATGACATTGACCAACTTACTACAATGATTAAGCGAGTCAATTTCATTAAGACTAATGCATTCCAATTGCAAGTTAGCAATGACAAGACTGATAAATATCCTCAAGCTTTTGTTACTCCTAACATTGCAATTAAGTATAGAATCACAGAGAGGTTAAGATAATGCCATTAACTACAGGTCAATATAAAACAGTATTGCAGGAAAGTAATAGAGATTATTACAACCGTAAAACTTGGGAAAATTTATTGTCTCAAAATCAGCAATCTGCTGTTGCAGCAGAAAATCAATTAGTAAAGGACTATACGCAGGCTTCCACAGCTGCGTATACCTCTTACTTGCAGAACCGTGCAAATATTGAAAGTAGCGCATTATTCGGAGAAAGTAAGCAGAATATGCTTTCTGAAAATCAGCTTAATCTTGAAGAAGCTTATAATACTTATAGACAAAATCTTGCACAAAATGAACAAGCAGTTCAGAAGAGTTATCAAGAAGGTGCAAGTGCTATTGATGAAGCATTAACTAAGAGAGCCGAAAACTTTGCGGCATATGAAAATGCGGCTTACGATTATACGAAATACTTGTTTGAGAAAGCACCGCAACTTGCTGCTGACCCTCGATTCTCTAACTACTTTACTCAAGATGCTATTTGGGATGAGACTGCTAATGAAGGTAAAGGTGATTGGGAAAGAGATGAAGAAGGTAATATAAGGTATGGTGACGCTCGATTAAAGACGGTTGACGAACTTTATAAAGACTTCTATACTTATAATGAAGAATTAGGTCGTTATGAATCTAATGAAGACTTAACCGATTATTTAGATTTTGTAGAAAACTATATCGGGCAAGGCGAAATTCCTGAAGGCCTTGATAACATAATGAGCTGGGAAGATTACATTAGAAGTACTAACCCTGACCTTGCTGACTATATGTTTACTGGCGACTCTTACAACTATACTAAGGAAGGTACTGTTGCTGGTAGTTTCCGTACATTAACTGGTAGAGAGTCCTCTGATAGAAGCTGGAGTTATGCTGAACGTGTCACTGGTATTAAAGCTACTCAAATCAATAAGCAATATGAAAACTTTAAAAATGATTTAGACAATATTCTCAACAGTACTGATGATAAGTCTAAAGAACAAACTACTAAGATTAAAGACCTTGCTACTAACTTTACAAAAGTAGCTAAGGATATGGGTATTGATAAGGGTCTGGAACAAGAACTTGGTATGAGCCTCGATACTCTTGTAACTGGTTTAACAGATATTGAAAGTCTGTCGGCAAGTGAAAGTGATAAGTTCTGGAAAATTATTGATACTTCTGTTGCTAGTTTTGCTGCTGGTGCTACCGGTACTGCGGCTGCTGGTAGTCTTGCTGGTGCAGCCACTGTTGGAAGTACGTTATTAGGTGGTGCAGCTGGACTTACTGCAACTGGTGTAGGTGCACCGGTCGGGGCTATTGTAGCAGCTATCGGAGCAGCACTTATGTTTGCAAATGGTATTTATAGTGGTGTTCGAGAAGGTGAAAGACAAGATGCTCAGAACCGTGAATTTAATAGACAGGCCACTGACGCATTCAATAACGTTCTTATAGCAATGACCAAGTATGCTGAAAACCAGAAACAAGCCAGTGCTATCAAATCTAAAAGTAGATTATATTGATTTTAATATATAATCAATTTAGTCTATATATTATATCAATTGAATATAAATTGCATTCCTATTATATATTAAAAATCTAATAAAGCAGGTTTTGTAAAATATATAATAATGATATTTCAAATAACTGCGAAGAGCAGTAAAGGAGTATATGTATGTTAACTTACACACAGTATGAGAACCCGTATGGTGTAGCGAAAGCTAAACTGCAAAACGACGAGCTGTACAAAGAGCTTGGTGGTAATGACACGTGGACCCAGTATTCAAAGACTGGGTCCCTTGACACGTTATTAGGTACTATCAATGCCGCTAATGAAAAAATGTCTATTAGCGCTATTAGAAACTTACCTAATTGGGACGTGTATGATACCGAGCACAAAATGCAACAGCTCGCCGTTTCTTTATTCTTGGATGACGAGAAAAAGAAAGATTATGAAGAAACTGTTTACGATGAGCAAGGCAATCCACAAAAGCATAATGTACTGATGACTGAAAAAGAATATTATCAAAAACAGCTTGATGAATATGCTACAGCACAGCGTAATATTATTAGACAAAATCAAGAGCGTATTGCTAAAGAAAATATGGGAGTACTTGAAAAAGCGACTAATACTGTTGCTGGCGGTCTTGGTAATATTGCATTATCAGTTTTTAATACAGCTGAAAATATGATTGAAGGCGTTGCTACTATCGGTGTTGGTTTATTTAAAAGTATTGACGCTTTAATTAGTGATGAGACAGAAGGCGGTAAATGGGCGGCATTTGATAGAGCTTGGAGAGAAGCAGGTGAAATCAATTTTATGCCTACTGATGACTTGCGTAGGTCATTGTACGAGTGGGAACGTTTGAATACCGACCTCGTAACCGTTGAAGGTAAACCTACTGCTGGATATAATATTACTAATCTTTTAGGCGATACCCTTGGACAAGTACTTACGATGGCTGCATTTAATTATGGAGGCAATGCTATTGCTAAAGCTGGACAAGGTACGTCTGCCGCAAAAGTATTTGTAAATGCCGGACATACTATTCAGAAGGCTGGACAGATATTATACTGGGGTAGTATGGGTACTAACAATTATCGAGAACTTTGTCAGGATGAAAGTCTTGCAAGTGTCCCGACGATTTATCTTGCAACAAATGCCGCGTTACGTGCTGCTGCTGAATATACTGTTACAAAAGTAATGGCAAATACATTTGGTGCCACTACTGAGAAACAGATTATGTTTAATTACAGTCCTAAATCTGGTATTATTTCTGGTAGAAAACGTCTTATTAACGATATGCTTAAAGACGGTATTGAAGAAGCATTACAGGAATATTCTGGCCAGTTTATCAATACTGCAACTTACGTCATTCATAGCAAATTTGGAACTAGACCTTCACCTTTACAAAATTATGCAGGTTTTAGTTTTGGTGATATGGCTCGTGCTTTTGCAGCAGGTGCTTTAGTCTCCGGCCTTACTTCTGCTGTTAACGTTCTTACTACTAAGCGCATTGAAACTGATGAAGTACTTCGTAATAAGAAAGGTGAGATTGTTACAGATGAAGAAGGCAAGCCTGTAATGAAGAAGTTCAGCAAGTGGAAGAGCTGGAATATTATTGCAAACACTAAATCTCTTATGTACGAAATTCAGGAATTTTGTAACGATACTTCTCAGCCGATTGAATATCGTGAAGCTATGTTAGGCCAGGCAGTTCAGTCATTCCAGTTGCTTGCATCTTTTTATGGCAATATCGGTCAAGAAGCAACTGAGAGAGTTATTTCTTTCATGCAAGAATTTGCTGCTCAATATACTACTCAAACTAATCAAACATATGTTGAAGCAGATTTGAATGCGGTAGTAGATAAACTTAATACTGAAGTTATGAATTTAGCATCGTCGTATGTAGCAAGTAGATATGAAGCTTTCACGGCAGCTGAAAAAGAATTACTTGCTAAGAAAATGCAGGATGCTAATATTACTAAAATTAAAGAAACGCATATTAAAGAGGAAGCCACTAAACCTGAGCAAGAGGTTAAACCTCGCAGCAAAGCACAAAAAGATGCTAAAGCTAAGATTGATGAGTTACTGTTAATGCCTAACACTAAGAGTGTATCTATTTCTGAAGATGGCACTAACAGTATTAACGTTGATGGTCATCGTATTATACCTCAGAATATGATTGATTCTTCTTCCGATATATTACTTGATGTACGTAAGAATGATGCAAGTAATGCACTCATTGATAATCTTATCAAAGTGCCGGACCTTAAATATGCCATCACTGAAATTCATAATCTGTATAAAACAAACTATCATAGAGTTGATGCTACTGCAGAAGAAGCGATTGCTACATTGCTTAATGACAGTGAATTCTACAAACAGTGCTTGTATCAAACCTCGCAAGTTGCAAGAAAATTGTTATTGCAGTTAGATACTATTACTGAAGCTGCGACTGGCGATACTATCACTGATGATATGTATAAACTTCAGCTTAAGAATACAAAGAAAGAATGGCAGAAATCAATTATTGAATATTTACTTGTACAAGATAATGTTACTACTGATTTTGCATCACTTTTAACTCCTGCCCAGAGAAGTTATGTTGATTCTCATCGCTACAATCTTGAGATTGGTAACAGAATTAAAGCTGGCAAAACTACAGATGCTGACCTTGAAATACTTAAGAAGCGTATCGACGCTATGCCTATTCCTGATGCTAATAAGAAGATTACTTTTTATCAGCTTACCGGTGGTAGTGAAACTACCAGAACTCAAGCTCTTAATAAACTTAACGATTATTACATTGGACAGTATAGAAGTAATTTCAATGGTGTAGTTTATCCAGAGCTTAGCTCCAATGCCAACTGGCAGTTAGCTAAAATACTTCTTAATAATAATGTTACATTACAAACTTGGCTGGCTACAGAAGTTCCAGGTGAAAGTGGCACTGTATCGGAGCGCCAAGAATTTCGCAAAGAATATTATAGAGAACAATTGCTTGCGGCTAGTGGCAATGCATATACTCTTAATATTGCTAAAAATGGTACATACACTATTGTTGAGAATATTACTGAAGATACGCAATATCAGGCTCATTTAAAGTCTATGCGTTTCTCTGAATTCGCACCTGACTTTGCAGAAAATATTGTTACTAATAAATTATTTAATACGCATAAATATTATGAAAAGTATATTTCTAAAGATATTAGTGCTGCTGCAAAGAATTATTATAGTATCACTGATTATATTCGTGACCCTCAACTTTTATCAAGTGATACTCAAAGAGAAATTAGAAACACTTATGGTGTAGTTACTGAGAGCACTACTTTTGCATATTTGCGTGATAGTATTTTAGCTGACACTGGTACTGTATCTGTTGTAAAATATAATAACGGTGAATATGGCTTAGCTGACTTAAAACCTTTCTATAGTATTGCAAAAGATGAAAATTTTGTAATTACTAAAGATACTAAAATTAGTGATATTATTAAGGCTAAATATGTATATGGTAATTTAAAAGATACTAAAATTAAGTTGGTTGATAAGCTTGGTTCTTCTAATTATGATTATTCTACAAATACTATATATTTAGTTACTAAACGTGCACTTACCAACGGGAAAGTTATTGATAAAACGGATAATGAATTACGCTATGAAGTATTACATGAATTTGAGCATGCTATACAACATCAAAATAATTTCAGTGCTGGTTTTGCCTATATAGATTTTACAACGCTGCCTTTTGCTTCTGGCTATAAAATACTTGAAGCAGCACGCGAATATTTTCCTGAACTTAACGTTAAAGGTTTAACTGATGCCGCTGCTTTTGATACGCTTAGCCGGTTAATTTATACTTGTGTTACTGGTGAAATAGATGCACGTGGTTGGCAAGGACCTCAAAGCTACTTTGCTGCACCTTTACGCGTACCTATGTTCAGAAGAGACGTTGGCAATAAAACTTATCTTGATACCCCCTTTGGTACCTTTGATGTTACTGGTGCAGAACAATTGCAGAATAAAACTAAGAGTGCTAAAGGTACTAAGACTGATGATGCGCTATTGTCATATGCTTATCCTGTATATGAAGAATTCGGTAGAGTTAAACTTGTTCATGACCTTGTAGATACTGATGAATATCAAGAATATTTATATAGAAATCAAATTTATGGTTCTGATACTAAAGCAACACCTAACGAAATAGCACAAATCAAGGCACAGTGGGAAAAGATTAGAAATACTAAGATAGTTGAAGATTGGTATGAAGCTGATATTGGTAATATCAATAGTACACAGCGTGCTAGAAATAATGAAATTAAGCAAGAATTATTTGATTATATCAATAATAACCAAAAAGTACGTGATGCTATGCTTAAAAGTTTGTGGCTAGATATTGCTGCTACTGTTCCATATAAAAATTTCCTTGATATGGATATTCCATTTTGCAGAATACAAGCTAACTCAAGCTACTATCCTTCAAATTTCGTTTCAGCAATAGCCGGTGATACATTAACTGGAGACAATTATAATGATTATTTTAAAATAGCTGGAATTATCCACGGTACTCGTGTGCATAATACTGATTTTTATATTACGGCTGGTACAATTAAACCTAAAGAAATAATCGGTTATATTGGCGATGATAGAGAAATACTAATACCTACAAATAATGCTGCTGCAGCAAAAACTTATAAATGCTATTTAGGTATAGCCGGTGCTGTTACTCTTGATTTCTTTAATTATAAATATAATACCTTTGCTGTTGACAATTACAAATTTGTGGCCGATGAAACTTTAAATAAAATAAGTGATGCACTTGAAAAGAAACTTAATCTTAAGTCTGTTCCAAAGGAAGGCGATGCTGAATATAAGAGTTCCGATGGCAAGTCATTACCAATTTACAGTTATCAAGATTTTTATATTTTGCCAAACAATAAAATTATGGTACAAAAGCAGTATGAATCCAACGTTAATACTAATTTAGATATTGCTACTTTTGTAAATGATTATTCTAAAGCTAACCAATTTACTAATGCTGAACAAAAACAGCTTCTTGGTAATATTATTCGTATTTCAAATAATGATGGTAATTTTAAAGTAGAGTTGCAGAGTGGAATATCGTATAATATACTTGAAAATGTTATGGCAATATTACGCTCCAGTATAAAACAATTTAAGCAAGTATCAGTTGAATTGCGAGTGCCGCATGGTTTCCTTCCTGTTGCATATTCTAATAATTGGAGTAAAATGGAGGCTTCTACTGAAGAAGACTTGAATGAAATTGAAGATAACTTAAAAACTTTCTATCGATTTGACCAAAATGGTAATTCTCATATTTTGTCTACGAGCGAAGCAGATGACGGTCTTAGTCCTGAGGAAAGAGCTCAGCTTGAAGGAATGAGCAAAGAAGAAAAAGAAGCTTATCTTAAAGAGCTGAGAGCTGAACAAAAGCGTCTCAAGAAAGAAGCATATATTGCAAAGCATAAAAAGAAGGTAGTAACTGATGCAGAAGTTCAACCTATGGCACCTCGTTATGTTTCTAATAAAGAAGCTAAAGGTACAAACCTTGAATACTTTATTAAAAAATATAGGCCTATTCAGATGGACCCTGAAACACAAAACTTTATTAAAGCTGCAAATCCTGCCTTCTTGAATAAGTCTTTGTGGAAATATATTGGAGGCAGTCAAAAAGGTACTCTTACTTATCAAAAAGCTATGCAATGGTTGCGTACTATTGATGCAAATAAAGTAAATGATTATACCTGGAAATTGTTTAATAAGATATACTTCCATAATCCGGTAATTAAATCTTTTAAGCAGCTTAATGAACTTGCTACTACAAAGTCTATACAATATTACGCATTATGGTGCGCGCTCAGAGATACGGGCCGTACTGAAATGACTGAAAAGAAAATTAGTCAAGAAAAGTTCGACTCTATTATTGAAGAGCTTAAAACTGAGAAAGGTGCTAACTCTCCTCTTGGTAAAGCTTATCTTAAACATGCCCTTGCATATAGCAAAGCTATGGAAGAACTCACTGAAGCTAAAACCGGTGCGGCTCGTATTGTATGGGCTAATGACTTTGATGGTAGTATCGAGTCTGGTGGTCGTGCTGCTGGTCGTGCTTATTGGTTGATACTTAGCGGGTATAAAGCTCCTGATGAAATCAGAAAAGAAAGCAGTCTTAACCGTCAAGTTGGTGGTAGCAAAGGTGATGATACAAGTCATGAGCTAATTGATTTAATTGGCGACCCTAATTCAACTGATGCTTTCAATGATATTATTGGTGACGTTCCTGTAGAAACGATGAATAGTAAACTTAAACTCTTTCTTGCAAGACAAGTTTACAATCAAATTGAACAGGGTATAATAAATCAAGAAGATGCTGAAGCTAAAATTGCTGAGATACCAAGTCTTGTAAATGCCCTTAGTAGAGACGAGCTCGAAGAACGTTATTTTGCTGCTCAATATGAAAATATAACAGGCAGTAATAAAATACTCAAAGCAGTAGTTGAAGCAAGTAAGAAGGATGAAAGATTATTCCCTAAGCGTCCTAAAAAGACAGTAAGCGATAATATTAACCGTATTAGTAATAAAATTATGAGTTACTTATCGCCTAAAGCAAAAGCAAAAGCTGAGAAAGATTATCCTGAATACTTTAAGGATGGCCAAATCAATAAGTGGTGGCAAGGTAAAGATATTTCTGAATATTATAAAGCTGAAGAAACTCTTAAAGAAATTAGCCGTAAAGCAAGATTAGGCTATTGGAATAATGCTACTGCTAAAGCAATCTTTGATACTGCTGACCGTAGAAAAGCTCAGAATGAAAAGTTGAAGGGTGACAAAGCTCGATTACAAGAAAAGGTGAAAAACTTGAAAGGTGAAGTTTCTAAGTACAAACAACTTGCAGAAATAAATTTGCCTAATGGTACTCACTTTGATATTTATAGTAACAAGAATATGCCTGCTAAACTTGAAGAGCTTCTCAAAACACAGTTCAGTGATACAAGCGAATCTACTGTAAAATATGTTGCTGATGTCAATGACCCGAATATTGAGGTAAGTGTTAAAGAATTCTTTGAGAAAAATTCTGGTAAACTCGATACAATAACTCAAGAAGAAGCAGCCGAGATTATTGACTTCTATAGTCACAGTCTTGCACTCGAGGGTGACGTAACTCGTAATGATATTCGTGTTTATGAGTCGGTTAAACTCATGATTCTTGCTAATTTTACAGACTTAATGAACAATGGCATTTATCAATTTGACTCTGATACTACAGAACAACTTAGTGCTTTAATGAGTACACCAGTAAGTACTGCCGGCACTATAATGTCTGTTTGGAGCAGAGTTGTCGGTCTTGTTAATCCTGCAAAGCGAATTACTTCTGCATTACAGCAATATTATGGTATTGACGTAGATGAAAAGAGTGTGGCTGAACTTGTTACTGCACTTAAGAAACCTACGAGCGGTGTTAAAGGTAAAACTACTGAGCAGCTTAATAAAGAAAAGATTACTGCTATTGAAGAAGCTCTTGCTAAAATACAGAATGAAGTTAAAGAGAAACAGATTGAACACAAGAAAGGTGATAAAGTTTGGGATACCCTTTGGAAGATTGAGCGTTGGGCAATGTTATCTGCGCCCGGTACTGCAATACGAAATGCAACTTCTAATATTGTTGTAGATAAGTTTGGTAAGATTACTGAGAAACTTGGCGACCTTGCAATTTCTAAGTCTCGTGCAAAGAAAGAAGCTGTGCTTGCTAAGTTCGAAGAATGGCGTAAAGCTAACCCTAATGCAACCGAAATTCCAAACGAGTTTAAAGGCAAATTACCCGGCATTAAACAACTTGAATATAAACAGTATAAAATTAGTGGTACGCAAGTTGATGATACTACTGCCGCCTTTGTTGATAAAATGTTTAATGAAACTTTGTATACAAAGACCGATGCTAACGGTAAAGTTATTGAGAAGTATTCCTTCTATGATACTTTGTCTGATGGTCTGTCTAAGTATTTTGAAGATAAAGCTACCGTTAAGAAAGACCAAGGCATACAAAGTGCTGCTAACACTATGGCTAAAGCAATCATTATTAAAATGTTCGGCGACCAAATGTTTGATACAAAGAATGTTAATAATAAAGCTGCTAAAGCTGTAATGGAAACAATGAACAAAGTCTCTGACTTCACGTTCCGTTGGCTGTCTGATGACCCTTGGATAAAGAAAGAGACGAAACGCTTGTTTGGCAAAATGCTTGTAGAAGATAAAGTAGATTTAAGTCAGGGTTATAGTAGTAAAGTTCTTGATACTCTTGCCGAAGCTTATGCTGCCGCCGCTTACAAGTATATGCATAGACGTAATTTTGTGAACAGTATTGAAAATGCTATTCGAAATAGACTTGGTGCTGCTGGTTATTTTGCTTTCAAACAAATACTTCCTTTTGGTGCAGCTGGTGTTAATTGGTTCCTCGAAGGTCTCAACTATACTCCTGCTGGACTTGCGCTTGGAATAATCAATTATGCTAAGCTTGAAAATACAATTGGAAGATGGGAAAGAAAACGGACCGAAGCGAGTAGCAAAGGTCAAAGCTCTGTTAGTCCTCGGTTCGCAGAATACTTTGCTAAACAACAAATTGGTAAAGGTATTGTAGGAAGTGCTGGTTTACTAATTGGTCTCTTACTTGGAGCCATCGGTCTTGCTGCTATTGACGACGAAGATGATAAGCCTAAGCTTCGTATCGGTACTAACTTCTATGTTGATATAAGCGGTATCTTTGGTACGCAGGGTATCTTGATGGGTATTACAATGTCTAGCATTTTTGGTGATGATAGCAAATCATTCTGGGAAGTTATGAAAGCTACTACAAGCGGTTTGTTTGATGATTTTGTATTCAATGATTTGTATAGCAATATTACTTATTCTACTAGCTTTGCAGATTATCTTGTTAATACAACTGAGAATGCAATGCTGTCATTCATACCTAACTTCTGGAAAGCATTCACTAGAAACTTGTATTCATTCGCACCACAATATAGTAAGAACGAAGCACTGAACTTTATGCAACGTGCTATGGTTCAAGCTATTCCGGGCTTCGCGTATGCATTGCCAAAGAAGATTGATATTTATACAGGTAAGGTACAGAGTAAATACTATTTACCTCATCTTGTGAAACTTATCAATGCTAATAGTCCTATTGATATTAGCCCTTACAAAGTGACTGACATTGAGAAAGAAGCTTTAGCACAAGGCGTTAATAAGAGCTACTTGACAGGTAATTACGAAGACAAGAAACTTGACTCAAAAGATACTGCCAAACTTAACAAGAAGTACGGCGAGTTAAACAAAGACTCTCTTGCAGAATTGTTTGCAAGTAAAAAGAAATATAGAGTAAAGAAGGAGGATGGAACTTATGTAGAACTTGTTTATAACAAGATGACGCAGAAGCAAAAGAAAAGCGCTATCCAACGTTTAATGTCAGATAACGCTTCGTATGCTAAGATTTATGTATATACTTCTAATGGTTATAAATATTATACAACTGAGGAAGAATATAAAGTTCTTAAAAAATTAGGTATTAAAAATGTGTATATCGGAACAAAGAGTAAGAAAGGTTTCTATTAAGGTTTATACCAATGACGATTTTTAAGCATCATGTGTAACCACTCTATTTCTTCTGGTTCACCAATAATATCTAAATAGTCAGCTGATACAGGGCACCTAACAGTAAGGTGCTCTGTATCTTTTTCTATAAACCGTAATGATTTTTGTATATTAAGTGCGCGATTAACAACGTACTTATAACAGTCCATTTTATTATTAAATTCATACGGAATATATGTTTCAGTAAATACTGTCATTTTTGTTTTTTACCTCCTAAAATTTTTAATGTGTAATCTTTTGGGCCTATATATTATATCAAGGAAGATTGAGATTCGCGAATATTATATATTAAAATCAATCAATATTCGTCAATATTAAACATAATCAAAAGATTTTGTGCGAGTTATTGATAAACCGCTCAATTTTTGCCATTCTATGTCTAATAAGTCTTGAGCCCTCATAATATAAAATATGTAATCTAATTTCTTTCTAATCTCCCTAAAATCGTAGGAGGTTAAATCTTTATTCATTGTAAGACAGTGTTCTGGAATATTCGGCATCTTAGTATATTGCAAATTGCCTTTAAACATTTTGTATTTATAAAGCATACCATAACTTGTATCAGTCGTTGCAATAACTCTATTACACTTAAACAATTCTTGCTCACTACCATCCTCAAACTTTTGAATAACACCACGATAGGTAGGACCCTTCTTACAAGTCATAACAAAGTCAGATAACTTACTTCCTGCATAAATTGTTTCTACAATATCAGTTCCATCTAACAAAAACTTAGTTGCAGCTTTTGCACAAATATATGCAGTAAGAGGACTAAGCTTAACCGTACCTTTATTAACATATGTATCATTAAGCCAACCACCTTTCTTTTTAATACTGCCGTCTTCTTTAACAAGCAAATAATTGTTAACGTCTCTTTGCCATATCTTACTCACATAATCGGTGTCCATATTGATACCAGATACTTTAGTCCATTCTGCTTGTAAGGCTTTAAGCTTATCTAAATCTTTACGGCGTACATAAGCAAGAATACCATCAGTGTTAGTTTGAATAATTTTTGTACCAGGAATTTCTCTATAGATTTTGCAAGCTAATGCTGCTAAGAATAACTGACCTATTCGGCATGTTGAAGTACACATGTAAGGGTCATATAAATCAAGCCACTTGTTACCACTTGCACCGTATGTTGTATTAAGAATTAACTTAAGCGCAGCTTCAAGAAGTTTATCCCAATCTGTTTTCTCATTTGATGGTTTACCTTTAATTGTAACACGTTCGTCATAAATATCTACAAAGATTTGTGGCTGATGAACTGCTCGACTAAGCAATGCAAATTGTATAAGCATCGAAGGATAATACGAACGAGCATCGACATTTACTAATATCCATTCATCGTCAGATTCTACATATAAGTTACTTGCTAAAGTAGAGTGAATACCACCATTACCGAAATCAACTTCATTACCAAATAACTTTACGTGAAGTCCGCTTTGATTTGTTAATACATAATTAAGTACTTCAGCTGGAATATTTATTTTGCAATAAGTATCAATCTTTTTAGGCAAGTTAATATCAACTTTATCTGCATCTGCAAAAGTGCATCTAACTGCTTTAAGTGCTTTAGCTACAAGGTTTGCATTAGTTGCCATATGGCAAGTAGCTTCTGGAATATTAAACTTATGCCCAAGCATTAACTTTGTTTGTGTATAATTGTAACAAACTTTCTGATAAAAAATCATTGAAGCATAAACGTCATGCTTATTATATTTGATAACATCAACTTTATCATACTCAGTCAAATCTTCTTTATCAAATGGAACTTCACTTTCCATAATATCAAGACCGAGAATAGCTTCTTTTTCTTTAAGTGAGCCATCGTTATCGTCCATCAAATCTTGATATACACAACCTGATAATCTCTTCTTTGCAAAAGACTGTAATCTTAAATGTTCTTTAGTACTCCATGCTAAGTCTGGTCTAATGATTATGTCGTTAATAATCTTAACCTGTTCTGGTGTAAAACCTTGGTATATTGCATTTGCAATCATTAAGTCATAATACTTAATATTATAACCTACAACGCAAACGTCATTCTCTTTCATTAAGCCCAACAACCTTTCTCTTGCATCAGGCATATCAGAAGTAACTACAATAAAGGTATCTTTAATACTCTCATCGACGTCATCTTTTTCATTATGCAAATCACCAAATGTGCAACACCACCAATGTGGAAAAACTTCAAAGTCGAAAAATCTCATTAACATATTGTACTCTCCTTAGAACGGTTTATAGTTCGGATCATATTCACCACGCTTTGAAAAACATTGGCCACCTAAACCACCATTGTTTAATTTTACTAAATCAAGTTCAATACCATACATTGCACAAATATCTTCCTTAAATGAATAAGCTGCAGGTATTTTTGTATACCCGTTTGTATTGCACCAATCTCTAAACTGAGAATATAAAGGAAGTACTTTATTACCAATTAAGTCACAAAGACAAATATTGTTTTCATAAAGCCATTCACTCAATGCACTTTGTCTACGTTTGAAACGTCTAAGCAATTCGGCTTCTGTTTCATTGATTGCAAAATGACCTTCTTCAATTGCCTGCTTGATACCTTCAACTGCTTTAAATAAAAAGTACTGCATGTCTTCATCTGTAACCTTTGCCATAAATAAAGGGTCAGGTGTCTTAACCTTGTTATTAAGTTCTACAATAACAAGACGACGATACAAGCCAGTTGTTTTATCCATAATCTTTGGAAGTTTATTACAAGAAAAGATACAAGTACAATAAGGTGTGAACGTTACAACGTCTTTGTAAATCTGTCTTGCAGAAATAGGGTCACCTGAAATCATTGACTTAAACTTGCCAACACCTTCAAGTGCTTTATTATCCATAACGTCATCGTCTACATTTACAAGTTTAGACATTAAACCTGACAAATAATAATCTTTATCAAAGTCTGATAATGCAACTCGTGCACAGTTCTTTTCACCAACCATTTTGCAAAGTAAATTCATATAAGTCGATTTACCTGTACCGCCTTCACCTAAAAAAAT